TATCCTTGGGGCTATGTCGCGCATCCGCAGGGTTACACCTGGAACGGTAACCGCGAAGCTTTTGCTAGCGATGCTGACTATCAAGCTGTCAGCGCTAACGGCACCCCGACTGTGCTGACTTCCGCCACCATCGATGCCAACACCAAGGGTATCTGGAAGCGTAAAGTGGCTTCTGCACTCAGTCTGGGCATCCTGCCGGTGTTCCACTCCTAAGAGGTGTTGAATGGCACTTGTCAAGAATACCAATTCATACGTGACAGTGGCTGAGGCCGATGCCTACTTTGCGGACAGACTTAGTAACGATGTATGGTCAGCTCTGTCTCCCGAAAAGAAGGCGCAATCTCTTGTTGCTGCTACAGAGTACATTGATGGGTTGCGTTGGAAGGGCAGTGCCGTTGACTCTCAACAAGCATTGGCTTTCCCTCGTGTAGGGTCATATTATGATGCTAAGCTTGGATCATATCAAGAGATGAATCCGACACCGTCTCGTGTAATCACAAGTGTATATGAGACGGCGATGCACCTTGTCAAAAACGAAGGTGTTCAAGAGGCCAATAGTGTAATTAAGGGCCTCAAAGTCGGGCCAATCGAGCTGACCGACATCAGAGCAGTCTCGGTAACATCTCCTGTTGTCAGTAACCTGTTAAAGGATATGCTTGACAATAGTGGGCGTACCTGGTGGAGGGCTAACTGATGCGTGCAATGGTAATGCGCCAAGTACGTAATGCCTTCAAGATATGCGGAGACTTGCTTGTAAGTGTCAATTTAGAGCTAAAGGCTGCAACAAGCTACAATATGGGAGATATGCTGGCAGTAGTGCCGCCAGCTATGCCCACAACTATTCAAGGCATTTTCTTGAACGAGACTAAGTTGAAGGGCGCAATCGCGGAGATTATCTTTATTTCAGAAGATGTGCCTGATCTGTCTTTGTACTCCACTCTTACTGTAAATGGTAAAGTTTGGAAAGTTGTAGAGCCTATTGTAGATGACACTTATCTTGTTAGAGTTGGACTGAACTAATGGGCAAATACACAGTATCTACCACTGCCATATTTGGACAATTCACCACAGCGCAATGGGATTCTACGGGGATCTTGGCTGTGCCGGCTGACTTTCAGCCTCCGCAGGGCACCTTAGAGTATGTCAGAGTAAGTGTATTGCATGGCAACTCTGGAATTAATGCTCGCTCCACTTCCGGCATCATCAATATTGACATATTCACACAAAATGGACTAGGCCCTGCAAGAGGCCTTGCTATTGCTGACATGCTTGACGAGGCGCTGTCTTGGATTGCTATTAACGATTCTGGGTATATCCAGACGGGTGTTAGCTCACTTTCACCTATGGGCGTTGATGGCAGCAATCCTGCTCTACAGCGTCATCTGTACACCACTCAATTTAATTACTTTGGAGTTTGAACAACTATGGCACACATTACTTCCATTGGCGCGAGCATGTTCTCGGACCTGTCCATTGCTAACCCCGCCACTGATGTCGATAAGACTGTAGATACCGAGGCCAAATTTGTAGCCCTTTTCGCTAAAGAGGGCGATGCAAAACTGGCTGGTAACTTTGTACGCGTTAAGAATATTCGTGAATTTCCCGCAATGGGAACTCCTCCGAACGTTGTTAACGTTCCGGTTTATGGCCAGAAGTCTTCGCAGCAGATCCAGGGGCAATCTGATGCACCGTCTCTGGAAATTACTGTTAACTATGTACCGGCAGATTGGGCTGCTAGCGGTACCTTGGGCGGTATGGCCATTGATGGCAAGCTTCGTGCTTTCCGATTCTCCCTGCTCAACGTAGCTCCGACTGGCACTGGCGACACCCAATACGCCTCCATTGCTCTAGGCCTCGGTACCGTCGGTAATAGCGAATACTACTGGCTCGGTAAAGTGGAGGCTATGCAGGTTAACCCGCAGCTGACTGATGCCAACACCGCAACTATCACTTTCACTATCCAGTCGCCGTTCTATGGCGCTTACACTGTCAGCTAATTGATGACACGAGAGGTGTCTAATGATGCCTCTCATTTAAATGAGAAGATAATGGTAAATTTTGACAAAGAATATGTACTGCGCACGACTCTTCAACACATGCTGAAAGCCGTAAGCCGTAGTATTGAAAAGACTACCAATCGCTTCCCTGAATTTGCCAATGATACGGTAAAGTCCAAGGAAATTTTCATCACTATTGCTGAACTGAACTCCATTCGCAATAACCTCACCAAGCAAATCAAAGGGCTCTAATCATGGCAAATCGTTTCGCATCTATTAACATCACTACTGATCACAAATTTTGTGGGGAGACCGTTAAGATTCGCAAACTTACGGTAGACCAAGTCGCTCAGATCCAGAAACTGGCTAAGATTGTCGACAACTCCAAAGAGTCGGATGAGAATGAAAACGCAAGCCGTAACCTTTTGGAGACCATGATTAAGGCGGGTGTGGGAGAATTTGAAGAGTTCTCTAGCGAGGATTTTGGCAGCCTGCCTATTGATGAGCTCTCCAAGCTCTCTAATGCCATCATGAAGTATTCGGGCTTCGGCAAATAATGGAATTAGACGAAGAGGAATTGCAATTATTTGAACTAGCCTTTCTTCTTCGTATGCCAGTCTATAAGATTATGGCAGAGATGCCATATGAAGAGTTGTTAGGCTGGTTTGCTTACTTCAAAGTCAGGCCGCCTGGCTGGCAAGAGGATTATCGGGCTAGTTTGATAATGCAAAGCCAAGGGGCTAAAATTAAGGCATCTGAGTTATTCCCTTCATTACAGACACTTGCTAAGTCGCAGAAGACAGATAATGGCCTTAAGAATTCAGCATTTTTCTTAGCTATGCTGGGCGCAACCGGGGGTAAACTCCCTTGTATGGAGGATTGAAATGCTGAATATGAAATTCAGAGTTAACGATTCCATAGCTCAGCTAGAGAAGAAAATAGTAATAGCGACTAAGCTATTAGTAGAGAATGAAATGTCTCGCCTTAAAGCTTCGCTAGAAGAGGCAACGCCTGTGGACACTGGACTTGCTAAAGCAAGTTGGAGGGTAGTTGCAGAAGGCAGTGATCGTTACAGAATAATTAATGACACTCCATACATCGAATTTCTTAACGCAGGTTCTTCTAAGCAAGCTCCAGCGTTCTTTGTTGAAAAGACTGCGTTAAAGTATGGCAAACCTAAAGGGATGCTTGTGATTTATAAGTAATACTAGCCCCTCTTTAGAGGGGTATTTTTCGAGGAGTTATGATGAGCTTAGAGCTAGAGGTACTTTCTAATACTCGTAAGGCTCAACAGGATTTAAGTAAGCTTGATCTTGCCGTTGGTAATATCCAAAAGTCTGTTGAAAAGAATAATGTGGCATTTCAAGGTCTTGCTAAATCTGCGCAAACTTCCTTGAATGGTTTAGACAATACTGTGAAGAGCGTAGTCAACTCTTTGCAGACAATGGCAATTACTATTGGTACGCTAGGCGGTGCTATTGCATCTGCAATGAGTCTAGCAAGGGTGACCGATCAGTTTATCAATATGCGGAGTCAGCTCGAATTAGCTACGCGGTCACAAAATGAATTCAACGCTGCATTTCGTGACACCTCTTACATTGCTGTAAATACCCGACAAGATCTTGCGAGTGTAGCTTCGTTGTACGCTAAGATATCTTCTGCTGCACAAAGTTTTGGAGGCACCCAGCAGCAAGTCGCTGTATTCACTCAAGCAGTCTCTAAGTCAATCGCAGCTTCAGGGGCATCGGCACAAGCATCGTCTGCTGCAATTGAGCAGTTAGGTCAGGCGCTCGCTTCTGGTTCGTTTCAAGGTGACGAGTTACGCTCTATTCTGGAAAATGCTCCCGCTCTTGCTAGGACAATTGCAGACGGCCTCGGCAAATCTATCGGGGAGCTACGGGCACTTGGCGCCGCTGGGAAGCTTACTGCAAGAGATATTTTTAATGCAGTTTTGAAAGAATCTGGAAATGTGGATGCTCGTTTTAAGAGAATGGGTGTAACATACAGCTCTGCATTTACAAATTTAGGCAACGGCTTTAATTTATTGTTTGATGCAATTAGCCGCTCATTTGGGAGCTCTACTGGAACTTTCGCAGATAAGCTGAATGGCATTGCAGTGTCTGTTGCGAATATTGCATTTAATTTCGACCACTTGGTCCTTCAGGCTAAGACTAAACTGCTGCTATTTGCAGCAGACGTTGTCAATGTATTTGACAGCTTGTCTGCAAGGCTGGGTAAGGCTGCAAGCTTTAGTACTGATTTTAATATTGGTGTTACTCAGATAAACATCAAAGACTTTATACCGAATTTGAAAGAAATGCGAGACCTCGTAGGTAAATGGGTCTATGATGTTGAACGTATGTTCTTTTGGCTTTACGATGAAGTTATTGGACACTCGTGGATTCCAGATCTTGTTGAGGGTATCATCAAGTGGACATCTAAGCTGGTGCAAGCGCCTCTCGGATTTGTGACTACCTTTGTAAACTCAGCTATTGGTCTGTTTGCCAAATTGTTTAAATTTG